CGTTCAGCAGCGGATTCTTCGCGTGGATCACCGACGTGAATCCGTCCTCCATGCGGCGGGAAGCGCTCGAGACCACAAATTCGGCTACCTCGACTGCCCGCACGTTTATCCCCGAGTTGCTGGTCAACTACGGCGAGTTGCGGGTTACCTTCCAGTTCGATGCCAGCAAAGACCCTCCCATCGAGGGAGCAGCCGAAAGCATCACCATCACCTACCCTAGGGCTTCTGGTGCTGCGACTGCGGCCAACTGGACTGGCACCGGCTTCATGACCGCCTACGAGCCCACTGTTCCCATCAACGGCATCATGACCGCCACCGCCACGATCAAGTGGACTGGGGCAATCACCTTCAACGCAGCGGCTTAATATGATCACCAGAGATTCATTGTTCGCAGCGGCCAAGCAGGTCCATCGCAAGCCTGTTGATGTGTCGGCGTTCCTGCCCGACATGCAGGTGTGCGTCAAGGTTCTTACGGGAACCGAACTCGACAGGTACACCGAAAGCGTTCGGCAAGCACAGGAAATCAAGCTGTACGTCCGCAGTCAGGCTACGCTGGTGGCGTTGGCACTCTGTGATGCGGATGGAAATCCGTTGGCAACACTCGACGATGTGCCGCAGATCTGCGATTGGAACGGAAAACTGCTGGACAAGCTGTTTTCTGAGGCATTCGCGCTGAATCGCATCGGTGCTGAGCAGGTCGAGTCCGCCGAAAAAAACTGAGGTCGCACCCGAGCCGTCTGTTCTGGTTCTTTCTGGCCCGGAACTTTGGGTGTACGGTGCGCGAACTTCAGGAACGGATGGATGCGCAGGAGTTTGCCGAGTGGCAAGCGTACTACCGCATCCAGCCGTTCGGCGACGATTGGGCTCAGACAGACGCGATTCTGTGGATGCTCTACCAGGTGAACCGGTCGAGAAACTCGGAGAACCTGAAGATGGGCACGTTCATCCCCAAGGGTTTCGGTCTCGGGATCACCGAGAAACACGAGCCAGCCAAGACTGGCGAAGACGTGGCACGCAAGCTGAATGCGTGGGCCAAAATGCACGGACTGAAGCAGGTCGAGGTCAAAAATGGCTGAGAGTCTCGGCACGCTGACAGTTGGCGTCTCTGCGAACGTCGATTCTGCACAGCAAGCTATCACAAAGCTGGCGGATACACTCGACGACTTCATGCGGAAGATGGAGCGTGGTGGGACTGGTCGACCTCCTATGTTCCAAGAGATGAATCAACATGTAGTGGCCTATAAAAAACATGTTGATGAAATGGCGGATGCCGGAAAGGCAATGGAAGACCAGATGGCGGCTTTAAGCCGTTCATTCAAATCTGGCAGTGCCGAAGGATGGGACGCCAGTTTGGGGCGCAGTGTTGGCATTCAAGAAGCCACACGGCGACTCGACATGATGTCGACATCAGCCAATCGAGTAAAGTACGCTGTTCTGAATCTTGGATATGGCGTGCAAGATGCTGCCACTGTGTTTGGAAGCAGTGGATTTGCTGGTGCTATTCGTGCGTCGGCCAATAATCTGACAGGCCTTGGGGTCTTAATGGCCGAAACAAAAAATGGACTAATTGGATTGAAGGCCGCATTGATGACTCCCGAATTTGCGATTCTCGGGATCGCCACTGCGGTGATGATTGCATCCGATGCTTGGAAGGCATATTCGAAGTCAGTCCAGGATGCAATGGACAAAATGACCGAGCAGCGAGTTCGCGATCTGAAGCCACAGCGAGCAGTCGAGGAGGCTGCCCGTGAGCAGGGATTGCAAAACGAGTTGCGCAATATGCGAAACATTGCGCAGGTTGAAGAGCGACGGTTGGAAATTGTCAAGCAGGTGGATGTAGCCAATGCCAAACTGAATGCTGCGGGCAACGCTGAAATCGCCCAACGTGATCGTGTCGGGAAAATCGAGAAAACGATTCGCGATTACGAGCAGGCCCTGGACGAACGGCAACGCGGAATGGAGTTCGTTCCTGGTGTCGGTGCGCCAGGACAAAGGATACGCGGCCAAGGCCTGACGCGGCAGCAACGAGATCTGATCCAAAACGTAGAAGACATTGGCGGGATCAACCAACTGCGCAATGATTTGGCCGAGGCCAAGAAGCAACGCGATGAGCAAGCCAAGTCTATTCCTGACTTGGCACGCGAAAGAGACAACGCGGTCAAAGACCTGAAGTCAATTCAGCAACGAGCCACAGAACTCGACCCGGCCCGAGTAAAGGCCGCTAAAGAGCAATTAGACATTCTGCAAAACCAACTCAAGGCAGTCGAAGATATTGATGGTGCGCAGCGCAAGGCCGATCAAGCATTGCAGCAACGACGATCTACGCTAGAACAACAAGCACGTCAATATCTTGCGGCAAAGGAACGTCGCAACGACATTGAAATGGGACTTGTGGCCAATCCCGATGTGGTCGATAGGGCGACGACACGAATGTACGGATCGGCCCAAGTGCTTGGCCGTGGTCGCCATCCACTCAATCTTGATCAATTTTTGCCTGGGAGAATGCGTCTGACGGATGCGGAAAAAAAAGCATTACGCGAGTACAGCGGCGCGGCAGATGAACTGGCGGCTTTGCCTAAGCAGGCAGAACGTGTGATTGTCGACAAGGCGCAGGTCGAGGCCAACCAAAAGGCAATTACTGGCAAAATCGCGGAAATCCTGGGTCTATATCCATTTCTGGATACAAAACGAACGCTTACAGAGCAAGAAAACGACATGGAGTACAGGCTGTCGTACTTACAGCGAAAACACCAAAAGGTGGCTGCGAGCATGCGAGAGTCAATGAAGAATACCCCAGTGGCCGCGCTGGAGTCGTCAACCGCCTATGAGGCCCTCGCCCGCTCCCGCATGCAGCAAGATCCACAAACGGATCTTCTGCAACGGATTGTTCGGGCAGAGGAGGCGGCCACCAGGGCACTGGAGGCGATCCGCGAGAAGCTCGACCCTGGCCGAGGTGCACGAATTGCAATTCTGGAGAGGATTGACTGATGGCGACCCAGATTAATGAGATTGTTGGGGCGACGGCGAGCTACACGCTACAGGGTCAGGAGACATACGAGCGTGTCTTTGAACTGATTTTTGACTCCCCAGTGTTCAACGCTGGCGATGTGATCAGCCACCCATTGCTTCCACCGCTGTTGTCGCTGTACTCGCCGTTCTCCTTTGCGGTCCATGATGGTCGTCAGGCACGGCACACTGGTGGGCGCGCGGCTCCACATATCTGGACTGTGACATGCCAGTATTCGACTCGGCAGGACACCAACCAAAATGAGCAGCGGGACCCCGAGCTTGTGGCCCCGAAGATCTCCTGGACCACGAGCAATCAGCAGGTCTATCGAGAGCGAGACCGGCGTGGAAAAAAGAAGTGCAACTCTGCCGGTGACCCATTCGTTCCGATCACGCCGACATACGAGGCAATCAAGGTTGCCACAGTCAAATACTTCGTCAGAACAAAGCCAACTGGCCTGCTTGACCTTGTCAACAAGATCAACTCCAACACCTTTACGGTCGACGGCGAGTACGTAGCCAAACACTGCTGTCGGATTGCCGACATTCAGGTCAGTGAGCCGCGAATTGAACGCGGCGTGGTCGGTCGAGACATTACGGTGCAGTTCCAGATTGGGCCGACGAAGACGCTGAACAAGGCTGGCGATGTGATTGGAGTTGGATTCACCGCCAATGTCGAGCAGGGCAAGACAGTGGGCTATTGGATTCCAGAGACACTCGACCGTGGAAGGCGCGAAATCAAGTCCGTGCCTCCTTACAACACCCTTGTGCCAGTTGTCGGCAGAGATGGCAACGAGCCCGTCGAGCCCTCATTGCTAGATGGGCAGGGCGTGGCCTTGGAGCCACCTGTGTCCGACGGTGCCGAGGTCTATCGGTATTGGTACGATTACCAAGAGGCCGACTTTTCTCTGATTCGACTCCAGTAGGTGCCACATGGCCAACGAGATCACACTGTCACTCTCCACGACACTGGCCAATCCCGTCGATTCGACTACCGGCGGGCTGAAGGACCAATATGCGAGCAGCGTTCGCATCAACCAGACCACGATGGGGTTCTTTTCCGCCGTCGTGGCGACGAGCACATCAGAAGCTGCGTTTCCCTCTTCAGGACTCGGAACGAACGGGCTGATGGTCTTGCAGAATCTCGACACCACGAACGACATCGACTACGGACCAGCGTCGGGTGGTGTCATGGTGGCGGCGGGCACCCTGAAGGCGAACGGCGCTCCGCACATGCTCTACTGCAAGAGCACGGCGACATTTCGGCACAAGGCGGCAGCGGGCACGCCGAAGCTGCTGATCCGCATTTACGAGGTGTAGAACATGTCCGATGGCATCATCTTCGGCCCCGAGGCGGTGAGGCAGATAACCGAAGTGGTACGGCTCGTGCTGTCACAGACAGATCCTTCTTGGCAGCTTGGAACTGCACAAGGTTCCGAGACGCGCAAGCCAGTCATCATTGGATACACTAACGCCGCTGGTGCGGTGGATACCTATGTCTCTGTTTCTGTCTACAGGCGAGTGTATGGCAGTCCGGCAGAGACAGACACCGGGATAGACATCGAGGCTTGGTGTGGATCAGGTGCCGTGAATGCCAATACGCGAGTCATTGTGCGACGTTTTTTGTCGCACTGGGAAATCATTCAAGCCCGCTGCGGTACGTAAGGTGACGTGATGTTCTTTGGATGCAACTGCTGCGGGGAGGGTGGTGAGCATTACTGGCTGCGTCGGCTTGCCGATAGCTCCGCTGTGAATGTGGTGGCAGAGGTGGATGTGGACAAGTTTCGGAACACAGGGGATCTCAATAGAGATTATCCTCGCCCACGTTTTATGACGGCCAAAAATAATCAAATCACCATCCTGTCTACCGATACAGATACAAGCATTACAAAATGGTTCCGTCATGTTTACACATACGACCTTGTTCTGGTTGGAGTCGATACATTGAGCAATACATCATTTAGTGCGTATTCTAACGGGAATTGGTTCGTACTTTTGAATGATGATAAAAATGCCTACCTGTTTGATCAAACCGCAGTTCTCAAAGCGACAATAAATATCGGTACGAGTGATATTCCATTGCAGGCCGTTCTTGATGCCTCAAACAATGTGTATGTGGCGTCATACCAAATAAATTCATCTGGGTTTGTGCTGGAATTCATCACTAAATACAACTCAAGTGGCGTGCTGCAATGGAAAATCACACGTGGTTCAGGATCGATCCGTGGTTTTTGTGCGATGGAAATTGCGGAGGACGGCTATTTGTGGGTTGCCCGGAATGTGGCTGTGCCATTCCCGCAATTCGTGATTGAGCGCATAAGTCCATCAAACATCATGGCATCGGCGACCGTGGGGGCCGGCTCCGCTGGAGTATGTCAATTGGCCACCGACATGGCCAATGGCATGTGGCTGGGATTTCAGTCTGGCAGCAGTTCGTTTTTAACAAGATATGACAGCACAATGACACAGCTATTGGCTCCGTCGTCGTTGCAGTTTGGGCAGTTGCAATTTATGGATGCCAATGGCGGCACAGCAGTATGGAGCAGTGCCATAAACGGATATACAACAACAAAAGTAAATTCCTCTGCTGTGTTGCAATACACATGGGGTGGAATCGCGGCAGAGCCGCCGGTGTATTGGCATGGGCAACCGCGCCTCTGCCGTTATGCGTCCTCATCTGTGTTTTTATGTGGACTTCGGACAAAGAAAACATAGGCAATGCAAGTCGTCTCATTCCTTCGTGCCATCGCCCAGCATGTTGTCGAGGGCTGTCCGCACCTTCCAGAGGACGCTCTGCGAAAACGATTCGCCACATGCGAGCCGTGCCAGTTCAGGAGCGGCAACACATGTGGCGAGTGTGGGTGCGTCATTGCGATTAAGGCCCGCATGCCGAGCCAGCAATGCCCGCGAGGACTGTGGCCTGTGGATTAGGTGGGGGCACCGTTCTCCTCGATCACGGCCCATGCAAAAGGCCCCTGCATGCCCGTCGAACTGCTGACGGCCAGTTCAATTGACAGCACATCCCCGATGGCCAGAGTGGCCGTGCTGATCGTTCCCGCCACAACCGCACGATCAGATGTTGCGTTGGTAATCGTGACAACAGACGAAAGGACCGAGACGCCGTTTTTTTTCAGGTCAAACGTGACGGATGCCGACGTGCCGGTGTCATTGCAAAGGGCGTTGAAGTTGCGGATCGTTCCCGCCTTGTCGACGACATACACGATCTCATGGCGGGCGACTGGCGTTGCGCCAATGGCAAGGTCAAAGTTGGTGAAGATCTTGTACAGATGTTGCAGTTTGTCGTTGTCGAGTTGCGTGGTGGGGCTGATGGCGTCGTTCGAAATGTCCGACGTGTCGAATGTCAGCGTTCCAGTGACTCTGGCCATGTGAACCTCGGGGTGAAGTGGAAAGACTCCCCAATCATCCCGAGATTCATGGCTGTGTTCAAGGTGAAGTCACCAATCAACGCAATACCCACCGGATGGCGGGTGACCCGGCAGACTTCCCCAACGACCACGGAAGATGATTCGGCCGTCGACCACCTGCATGATCGGCACCGTCGCCAAACGCACCACACGCCCCGTAGACGCTGGCCGAGGCACCTTGGGGACTCGGCACACGTACGCGGCGAGGGCGAGGCCAAGAGCAATGCCAGCGGCGATTGGATAGCGGGTCATCACTTCCCTCCCTGCGTGGGTCGACCCACTGTCGGGCGGCATTGCATCGTGCGGACCTCGTCGGACGAATTTTCCATTTTGTCGGGACCAGCAAAATGGTTATCGGGCGTGCAGTATCCGTCGAGCCGCTTCCAGTGGTTGTCAGCGTGCAATTCCGGGTCGTCTAGAAACAGGTCGTAGGCGAGCTGCACTGCCTTTGCTGGCGTGCAATCGCACATCGAGATTTCATAGGCCATCCCGGGACACTCGCGATCCGAAAAAACGAGGCACGCCTTCCAGTCGTCAACACTTCGCTCCTCGACGATAATCTGCATGACCTCGAATCGCGGGAACACGGTGTCGGGCACTGGCTCAATCACGTCGCTCTCATGTGAAACCATCGTGTACCGCAGATACACCGGCTGGTTCGGCAGATCAGACAGGTAAATCGACACGATTCCGTTAGGCAATCGCGTGATGCGAGCCGGAAACCCGGTGTACTCAGTGCGGGTTCCGTCGGCGTGAATGTGTTGTAGGGTGATGTGCTCGACGTTGCGCCAGGCTTCGGTCAACGCGGTCATTGTCAGTTGCATGGCATAGGCTCCAGGTCGACTTCGAACTCTTGGCGGATCTTGTCAAATCGCGAGGTTGGAACAAGCCGGAATCGAACCGACTTGTGTCCTTTGGCGTCCCAAGTCTTGAGCCACACCCCGACTTCACCCCGGCCATGATCCATCGCAACCGGCATTCCGCCACATAGTGTGCCATCGGCATCGTGCCATTCGACGATGCGGCAACTTAGCCACGCCTCTGTCAGTTCTCTGAGTGTCAGTGTCATCGGCACAACTCCGCATCGCACGGATCAGCGGTCTTCGAAGGCTTGGGATGCAACGTGAACACCCTCATTTGCCCGTTGAAATCAACCCCCACGGATAACGCCCCGCTGGCCAGTCTCTGCATGCTAAACGGCACCCCGGGCCAGCCCTCGGGGAAGCCGTCGACGATAACGGTCCAGTACAGTTCCTTGCGGAAGGTGATCGCCTCGGTCAGTTCTCTGAGTGTCATCGTTTCATCTCCTAGATATCGAAATAGCAAGTGTCCATACACTCGTCGCAACACCAGCAATAATCGTCGCTGCGATCATCGTGGACTTCGAGCGCATAGGGACAGTAGTGCGGTTCGTCAGACGGCGGGTTGTTGCCACATTTGCACGTCGTGGGCTTAGTGTTGAGATTGGTGTCGTCTTCTGGTGTCATCGAGTCATCTCGGCAAGGTTCTGCGCAGACCATCCCCATTATGCCATGCCGTAGCCGTTGGCGTGGTTTTCTGCCGTGCTTCCGGTGTACGGTGCTGAGTCAGTCAGTTCTTGCGAACCGGCATGGCCCGGGGTGTCAGGGTTGGACAGAGCCCGGATTCAATTCGACTGTGCCAGCGGTCGGGGTGATGATTCCCGTTGCCACCCGTCACCACACATTCCCCCTGCCCGAAGGCTCCCGATTCAGTCGACACGGGACCGATAGTTTTACGACCGACAATCTGGGGAACGCTGGAGCATGAAAAAACCCGCTGAACCTGCCGGTGCATCGGCAAAGTTCAACGGGTTGTTCAACGTCAGGTTGTGATCTGATGAGATGCACCTCCTCAGACATCGGTCATTATACCGGCG